TTCATCTGTAAATCATGCCCATTACCTGTAAGGTCTTTCCATACAGGATTAGTAGACATATCTTCATTGGTTAATCCTTTGGCAGACCATCTTGCAATCATACCAGGGATGTTTGGGAAGGGTGTACCGCCACCTCCCCCAAACCTTCTTCTAAAAGGAATTGCGTTTATGTTTCCTAATAGCATCATAATCATATAATTATATTAAATCCCAATACTCAAAGAAGAAACAGTCGTACCCTCTTTCACAATTTTCTGAACCATGTACATAAGAGGATTGCCGATATTTGCATTCACTTCGGCTTCTGAAATAGTATATTCCATACCACCGGCAAGAATCACTTTAATTGTACCTGCCGCAAGAGGAATGATAACAAAAGAAACCGGTTGACCGTTTTGGTCGATAAGTGTTATATCTTCATCAATAGAAGCAAAGTTCCATGCACTGCTGATTAAAGAAGGTGCTGCATCACCATTATTAGTTATCAGCTTATTGGAGTTAGCTGTTACTGTTCTTTTTATGATATCCATTGCAATGATTTTTAAATTGTTTGTTTTATCTAAGTAATTACTTGACACAAAAATAACCTTTCTTTTTGAGAAAATACAAACTTACCCTCTTTTCTTTTTCTACACCTCTTACAAATACATTTCCCTTCTTTTAGTAGGGAGAGGGGGAGGAAGAATGCTGAATTGGCAAAGTTGGAGTAATTTTGTTTTGGAAGGAGGGACAACGGGAAACATATTGTACCTTCCTAACGTTAAAATGGCTGATATTGAAGGTAATAAATTTGATTACATTGGTTTTAGTCCTAACTACAATGTAAACGGAAGCTATACGGAAGGCACAGAGGTTGGATTGAGCATACAAGAAACGACAACAGATTTATTAGCTTATAACGGACAAAAAAGTCCGGCACATGATGATAATGTGAAAGGAGTGGTAATTTTGCCGGGAGGATATACTGTTTATTATGGCAAATCTTCCGGTGGATTTGCTGCACATGGTGCGGGTAATTATTATTGTTCTGGAAGCTATGGTAGCCAAAATGCAAGTGAATTAACTGGAAGTCAAGCAGACCAATATATGCAACCCGCAGGCGCACCGGGTGGAGACGGTACTTTTGGTTTTAAATGCTCTTATGAGGTAAATTTTGCATCGCCTCGAACCAACCCTATCACCTCTACAAAGACTATCCCTATCTCATCTATTTTTGGAGGAACCTCTAAAGGAAAAGCAGGGTATATAAATACTAATGGCGGACAAAGAACCGGTGCAAGTGTTTATGGCGGAGCCGGATATGGCGATTCATGGGAAGGAGTAGTAGAAGGTGTGAGGAAAGCTGGTTATGGAAGTGGACAAATGTCTTCTCCGGCAGATGAAGATGCAGGAAATCTGATCTTACCCGGTGACGGTATTGTCTGCTTATATTATCATAATGAACCAATCTAAAAACAAAATAGGGAGAGCTTAAATACTCTCCCCTTTAATTTGTTGATATTCAGTTATTTAAATAGGATTGTTGTGGTAATAGATACAAACGATACCTGCACCTTCGTTGTAATCATTTGTTCCACTTCCTATTTTAAAACAAGTTCCACCGGCTCCATATCCTGCCGATCCATTTGGATTTGCTTCTCCATAACCACCTCCACCACTGGCTTTACAGTTCGTAGTAGAAATGAAGTAGCTTAATCCACCGGTTCCTATACCGCCAAACACAGACTGAATAGGAATGGTTTCGCTTGCTCTAATTCCGGTATTGTAGTCTGGACCTTGTGTTCCAAGTCTTCCGTCGCCACCTTCTCCGCCTTGCATAGTTGTAGCGGTAGATGTAGTTTGCTCGCCATTTCCATAGCTACCACCACTACCGGCTGTTAGAACAGAAGTTGCAAGACCGCCTTCTGTTCTTCCATAAACGAAAAGACCACTATCTGTTTCTCCATTTAAAGCAAATTCCCAATAATCCTGTCTGTGATCCTGTCCGTTGGACATGTCGCCTAAAAAGGCGGTTATTTCATTTCCTAAACTTTGATTGTAACGAACATATAAACCGGGAGAAGATGAACCGGACATACTGTGTCTAAAGTCTATTTGAGTAATCCAACCTATACCACCAACACCGTCACTGGAAGTTATTATGTTCTTTTTGTAAGCGATCATACCGCCATCTCCACCCATACAACCACCAATCCATTGAGGTGCATTAGGAGCGTTGTCAGTATTTTTACCGACTCCCCCTCTCCCTACTAAAAGAAG